CTGTACCTGGTGTTAATCTATCAAGTCCGCAGGCCATGTATGACAGCATGGTAAAACGTCAACAATCAGGTGCTACTGCTACAACTACTCAACCAGGCACTGCTTCTACTGCTCCTGTTACCGGTGCAGCAACTCCGCCTCCTATGAATCAAGATCAAGCCAAAAATATGGAATTGATCAAAGCAGCCCTACAAAAACAAGGTATTACTGATCCTAAATATATTGCAGCCACTCTAGGTAATGTCATGAAAGAGACTGGCGGCAAGAGTCAGTCGGAAAATTTAAATTATGGTAAGACTGATAATAATCGTATTAGGAGTATATTTGGTAAACGTGCTGCTGGCAAGACAGATGCAGAGTTAGATGCAATCAAAAAAGACCCATCACAGATGGGCGAAATGATGTATGGTAAAGATACCAAGATAGGTCAGCAGATGGGCAACAACGAGCCAGGGGATGGATTCAAATATCGTGGTAGAGGATTTATTCAACTCACAGGTAAAAGTAATTATTCCGCAGCTTCAAAGGCTATCTACGGTGATGACAGATTAGTTAAAAATCCCGACCTGGTAAATGATCCAGCAGTTGCAGCTGAAGTTAGTGCATGGTACATGAAGAAGGGTCAAGCTGGCATGGCAAAGAAAATGGGCATCGATACCGCCAACATGACTCAAGCAGATGCAAATGTATTAGCAACTAGTCAAATTGCTGGTACTGATGTTAGAAAAGCTGGCGGATATCTAGGAGGTGAGGTACTTAGCAAGGTAAATGCCTATGCTGGACAAATGGCAGGTGTTGCCGGTGCACCTACATCTAGTGCTGCTCAAACAGCACTTGCCCAATCTAAACCGCTATCTGGTGTTGCCGAAAATATGGCATTATATGGTCAACCGGGAAGCAATATACCTACTACAGCAGCGGTACAAACAGCAGTAACTCCGGCTCCTGTAGCAGGAGCAAATACACAACAAGCAGAAGCTGCTAGACGAGAAGCAGCCGCAACGGATCCAAGAAGAAGTGATCGTCCTCAAACTGCCGTAGCTGGCGCCCGCCAAGAAACTCCTGAAAGCCTACTTGCTAGCTTAAATACTAAGATGGATCAACTGATTACTATAAATCGTGCATTGAAAGATACTAATGAACGTCAGTTATCAAGATTAGGAAACATAGCCCAAAGCGGTGACTTATATGCAGCCGCTTAAAGGAAAATAAAGAATGAGTTGGAAAAAATATTTTACACCAGTCAAGCTAGATAACCAAATGGGATCGTCTAGTCCAATTTCTGGTGGCGGTCGTCCAGGGCCAGCAAGGGCCAACTATTCCAGTTATCTTCCAGATGTCTACGCAGGAACACCTAATCGTATTGAACGATATATGCAGTATGACACCATGGACATGGATTCAGAAGTTAATGCTGCCTTAGATATTCTTGCAGAGTTCTGCACCCAGAAAGATAAAGAAAACTCAACTCCTTTTCAAACTTTCTACAGAGGAAATCCTACTTCAACTGAAGTTAAATTGATCAAAGAAAGTCTTCAGAAGTGGGCCAAACAACAACAATTTGAAACTAGAATTTTTCGCATAGTTAGAAATGCTTTCAAGTACGGTGACGTATTTTTTATACGTGACCCCGAAACCAAAAAATGGTTGTTTGTTGATGCAGCCAAAGTGACCAAAATTATTGTTAATGAAAGCGAAGGAAAAATTCCCGAGCAATATGTTGTAAAAGACATTAACTTTAATTTTAAAAATTTAATTGCAGTCACTCCACATGGTACAACAAATACCAGTCCAAGCGGAACATCCACAAGTTATTCAGGTGGAAGTCAAGGTAGAGGCATGGTTGGCAATGTTAGCCAACCTCCGGGAACTAGATTTCATAATCAAACAAATGAAGTCACTGTTGATGCAAAAAATGTAGTTCATATCAGTTTAAGTGAAGGACTAGATGCAAATTATCCTTTTGGTAATTCACTATTAGAATCAGTATTCAAAGTCTACAAGCAGAAAGAACTGCTGGAAGATGCTATTATTATCTATCGTGTGCAACGTGCTCCAGAACGCCGCATATTCTATATTGACGTAGGCAATATGCCAGCACACATGGCCATGAGTTTTGTTGAACGTGTCAAAAACGAAATTCAACAAAGACGTATTCCTTCATCAACAGGCGGTGGCAACAGCGTTATTGATGCTAGTTATAATCCCTTAAGTGCTAGTGAAGACTATTTCTTCCCACAAACAGCAGAAGGACGTGGTTCAAAAGTTGACACACTAGCAGGTGGTACAAATCTTGGTGAAATTACAGACCTACGCTTTTTTACCAACAAGTTATTCCGTGCTTTGAGAATACCAGCTGCCTACTTGCCCACAGGCATTGAAGAAGCTTCAAACACAGTTGCTGACGGAAAAGTAGGTACAGCCTATATTCAAGAACTGCGTTTTAACAAATACTGCGAACGTTTACAAGACAGTATTGTGGGAACTTTTGATTTAGAATTCAAGCTATGGATGGAATCAAATGGTGTAAACATTGATCCAGGCCTGTTTGAATTAAAGTTTAATCCTCCACAAAACTTTGCAGCCTATCGTCAAAGTGAACTTGATACTGCCCGTGCAGCTACATTTGCACAGCTACAAGAAATTCCGCATCTCAGCAAACGTTTTGCTATGAAACGTTTCTTGGGAATGACTCAAGAAGAGATTACAGAAAACGAACGCATGTGGAGAGAAGAGCAAGGCGGAAATCTAAAACCAGTGTTAGATGCAGCTGGACAAATGAGATCTGTGGGAATTACTCCCGCAGGAACTCAAGCAGATATGGCAGGACAAACAGCTGAAGCACCAGCAGAAGCACCAGTAGATACGGGTGCAGAAGGCGAAGCAGCTCCAACAGAACAACCGGCTCAGTGATAAATACGCTATGCTCCTACTAGAATTCCTTTATTTTAATGACAACAATAACGACTTTGCAGTTGATCGTCGCTACGAAAATAACAAAGACAGCTCTGTACTTAAAAAAAGTGACACTAGAAAGACTCGCCTTACACTAAGACAAATTAATAGACTGCGTATGCAAGCAGAAGCTCACGATTATGAGCGTGATTCCGAATTAGAATTTGTTAGACAAATGTATGGAGCACCAGCAGGTGAAGCAGAGCAACCAGCAGAATAATACTGCATTCGTTCTAGGCAACGGAACCAGCAGAACAAGTTTAAATCACAATACCTTACTAGACAAAGGCATAGTCTATGCCTGCAACGCTATCTATAGAGAATTCGAACCACACTATCTAATAGCAGTTGATGTAAAAATGGTCAACGAAATCGTTGCGTCCGGCTATCATAAAACACATGCTGTATGGACCAATCCCAATAAAGGAATTAGTACTAAACATCATTTAAACATGTTTAGTCCACATAAAGGTTGGAGTTCAGGCCCTACAGCACTATGGCATGCTTCCTCTCAAGGACACCAAGAAATTTATATTTTTGGGTTTGATTATCAAGGATTGCAGGGCAAGTTTAACAATGTTTATGCAGACACCTACAACTATAAAAAAAGCAACGATGCAGCAACATTTCACGGAAACTGGTTGAGTCAAACTGAAAGAACCATAAAAGATTTTAAAAATATTCAATTCTATAGAGTAATCAATCCCGGTGATTTTATTCCTGATCAACTAGGGATACAGTTAAAAAATCTAAAACATCTAACCTACGAAGAATTTGACAAAAAGTTTCCGGGCTGTACTTATACAGCAGAAAACGTTCAAAAAACTACCATTTAACCCCAAATTGTAATCATAATGTTAAATAAAAGCACAGCCTAACCATCTTGAAGGAGAACATAACATGGCAGAAAAATCCCTACTTGAGCAGATGCTCGAGCGTTTGGTCAATGACGATCAAGCCAAAGCAGAAGAATTATTCCACGAGTACGTAGTAGCAAAATCTCGTGAGATCTACGAAAACCTAATCGAAGCTGAAATGGCGGACGATGAAGAGGAAGAAGAAGTTGACGAAGCAGCTGAAGACGAAGAAGCTGAAGAAGAAAAAGTTGACGAAGAATTTGAAGATGTTGCCTTTGAAGGTGACGACGAAATGCCCCCAATGGGCGGTGACCCAACAGACGACCTAGAAGGCGAAATGGGTCCTGACGAAGAAGGCGAAGAAGACCTAAGCGCAGAAAGCGAAGAAGAATTATTCCAAGACCTAGACAGCATTGTAGACGAACTACAAGCACGTTTTGACAAGCTAGGTGGTGGTGAAGAAGCTGGTGCAGACATGGGCGACGAAATGGGCGACGATGAAATGAAAGACAATTTCGACCTAGCTACCGTACGTGAGTATGTTGAAAAAGTTCCAGGCGGCCATGGTGCAGAAAAGAAAGGCCAAGGTGAAGGACAATTCAGTGGTACAGGTTCACTAAGCGACAAACCAAATGTGAATACCAAGTCTATTGTAGCTGGCAAGAATGATATGGGCGGCACAACTGCTAACATTTTAGGCAGCAAAGAAGAAGCACCTAAGTATGCAGGTGCAGGTGGCGGCCAACTAGGTGGATCAAGTCTATTCAAAGGCACACCAAAAGAAGATAACGCAGGCAATATCAATGTTCCAGGCGGCAAGGCAGGTGGTGCTTTCTCTAAGAAAGAGCCAGGTCATGGTGCAGAGAAGAAAGGCGAAGCTGAAGGCAAATTTAGCGGAGCAGGTGGTTCTTCCGGTTCAGTTGATAAAGCAAGTCTTTTCCGTGGTCGTAGATAATAGGACATAACGGTGAAAACTACCCTCAGTGAACAATTGAGTTTTGACCAGGCAAAGATTGTCTTGGAGAGCGAAGGCGAGGGCGATAAAAAATCGCTGCATCTGAACGGTATCTGCATTCAAGGCGATATCCGTAATCAGAATCAGCGAATTTATTCTTCTCAAGAAATTGGCAAGGCTGTCAAAACGCTCAACGAGCAGATCTCCGGTGGATACTCTGTTTGCGGAGAGTTAGATCACCCGCAGGATTTAAAAATTAATCTAGATCGTGTTAGTCATATGATTACCAAGATGTGGATGGATGGTCCTAACGGCTACGGAAAACTTAAAATCATCCCAACTCCAATGGGTCAATTAGTACAAACCATGTTGGAGTCGGGAGTCAAGTTGGGTGTATCGAGTAGAGGTTCCGGTGAAGTAGATGGCAATGGTAATGTTCAAGGTTTTGAAATTATCACTGTAGATATTGTAGCACAACCTAGCGCCCCGGGAGCTTACCCAACTCCAGTATACGAACATTTAATGAATACATTAGGTGGAAACCAGGCATTTAAAATAGCACAAGAAGTCCAAGGCGATCCCAAGGCACAGAAATACTTAGCAGAGAGTCTGAAAAAAATCATTTCAGGCCTCAAATAACAGTAGGAGAATCACATGCTAGATATCGTAAAACAATTGTTTGAGAACAATGTGATTTCCGAAGAAATCAAATCGGAAATTGAATCAGCTTGGCAAAGCAGAATTCAAGAAAATCGTGACCAAGTCACTGCTACGCTACGTGAAGAATTTGCACAAAAGTATGAGCATGACAAGTCCGCAATGGTAGAAGCCGTTGAAACAATGTTAGCAGATCGCCTACAAGCAGAGCTATCAGAGTTGGCCGAAGACCGTCAAGGACTTATCGAAGCTCGTGCCAAGTATGCACAAAAAATGAAATCAGATGCTACAGCAATGGAAGCATTTGTGTTGAATAATTTGCGCAAAGAACTTGCAGAATTACACGAAGATCGTAAAGCAGTTGCTAACAACGTTGGTAAATTAGAATCTTTTATTGTGGATACACTAGCGAAAGAAATCGCAGAATTCCACTCAGACAAGAAAGACTTAGCCGAGACAAAGGTAAAACTAGTCCGCGAAAGCAAAGCCAAGTTTGAACAAGTTAAGAAAGATTTTATTTCTCGCTCAGCCGCAATCATTCAAGAAACAGTCTCTAAAGGACTTAAATCTGAAATGGTTCAGTTGCGTGAAGACATTGACGCTGCTCGTAAGAATGACTTTGGACGCAGACTTTTTGAAAGCTTCGCCAGCGAATATGCTGCAAGCCATCTCAATGAGAAAAGCGAAACAGCAAAACTTCTAAAAGTAGTTGCTGCAAAAGAGCAAGAACTTGAAGAAGCAGCAAGAATTGTTGCAGAAACACAAAAATTAGTAGAAGGTCGTGAACAACAGCTACGTATTGCACAAAACACAATGAATCGCAAAGAAGTTATGAGCGAATTGCTTGGTCCATTGAGTGGCGACAAACGTGAAGTGATGAAAGAATTACTTGAATCAGTCCAGACAGAAAAACTACACACCGCTTATGACAAGTACCTACCTTCAGTAATGAATGGTGGCAATGCTCCAGTCAAGAAAGCGTTGACCGAAGGCAAAGAAATTACAGGCGATAAAAAACAGGCACAAACTTTTAGCAGTGAAGAAAAAACTGCTGAAATTTTTGACATCCGCAGGCTTGCGGGACTAAAAGTTTAAGGAGAACTATAATGTCACAATTACTCGAGTCACGCTGGTCGGAAACCAAAGAAGCTCTTTTAGAAGGTCTTCAAGGTAACAAGCGTTCAGTAATGGCAACTACTCTAGAAAATACTCGCAAGTATCTAGCTGAAAGTGCTACTGCTGGAGCTACCTCCGCTGGCAACGTTGCAACCCTAAATCGTGTGATCCTTCCAGTGATCAGACGTGTGATGCCTACGGTCATCGCTAATGAATTAGTTGGCGTACAGCCAATGACTGGCCCAGTTGGTCAAATCCACACACTACGTGTTCGCTACTCTGATACATTCAGCGGCAGCACAGGTGGATCTACAACAGCTGGCGAAGAGGCTCTAAGCCCATTCAAGATTGCTGAAGGCTATTCTGGTGTTACACCAGGTAAAGCTGATGCTACAGCAGCAAAAGAAGGTGTTGCTGGAAACAAATTAAGCATTCAAATCTTGAAGCAAACAGTTGAAGCCAAGACACGTAAGTTGTCAGCTCGCTGGACATTCGAAGCAGCTCAAGATGCACAAGCCCAACAAGGTATTGACATCGAAGCTGAGATCATGGCTGCTCTTGCACAAGAGATCACAGCTGAGATCGACCAAGAAGTTCTACGTAGCCTAGGTACTTTAGCTGCTGGCGCAAGCAATACAGTAGCATATGATCAGACAGGTGTGTCTGGTACAGCTACATTCGTTGGTGACGAGCATGCCGCATTGGCAGTTGCTATCAACCGTGTTGCTAACGTGATCGCTCAGCGTACACGTCGCGGTGCTGGAAACTGGGCCGTTGTTAGCCCACAAGCATTGACAATTCTTCAAAGTGCTACAACTTCTGCGTTCGCAAGAACAACAGAAGGCACATTCGAAGCTCCTACAAACACTAAGTTTGTTGGTACTTTGAACAGCGCAATGAAAGTGTATGTTAACACATACGCTGCTGATGACAGCGCAATTGTTGTTGGTTATAAAGGTTCTAGCGAATCTGATGCAGCAGCATTCTATTGCCCATACATTCCATTGATGAGCAGTGGTGTTGTTCTAGACCCAAGCACATTTGAGCCAGTTGTTTCTTTCATGACACGTTATGGTTATGTAGAGTTAACAAATACTGCTTCATCTCTTGGTAATGCAGCAGACTACCTAGGTCAGGTAACAATCACTGGTATTTCTTATACCTAATCAGTATTAGAAATTACTACGGTAAATTCAAAAAGGCTCTTCGGAGCCTTTTTGTTTGGCTTAAATATCGGTATGAAAGTAGAAAGCGAACAAGATTTTAAGGAATTACAAAATCAATTTAGCGCATGGCGCAAACGTTTTCCTATGTTTACACACGATGTACAGCAAATAGAAAGAATGATAAACATGCACATACAAGAACACAGCAAAATTATGGTTGCCTACAGACAAACACATAGCAAAAGTCATTTAGAACGGGCACAAAAAGAAATAGATGCTATTAATCAAATAATTGATACAGTAGAAAAGCTGGAGTTAATGGCAATGCTGAGTAGGAATTAACATGAAATCATTTCACATAATATTAAAAGATCATAAACTTGGCGAAGAACTAGGTAATAAAAATATAGCTATTGCAAAACAGTTCGGATTGGATGCTAATTTATTTGAAGCTGTTCCAGGGAACGATTGCAGTCACTTGTTTAAGCAACATAAAGTTAGACCACCACATACACGCAAACTAGGGCATCACGGTTGCTTTATGAGTCACTTTCTTTTGTGGAAAAAATGCATAGAATTAAACGAAACTATTGTGATTCTGGAACACGACGGAGTATTCTTAAGAACGCTCCCAGACAATATTGAGGATAATTTTTTAGATATTTGTAGATTAGATTCTTGCTGTGCTTGGAAAGATTCTTATGAAGATGATATACAAGCAGTGTTAGATAACCCTATTGGATATTTTAAACCAGATACAGTTTACAAAGAAAAAGCCTTTGGAAATTTTTATATAGGACAATACGGATATCTAATCAAGCCGCAGGCCGCAGAAAAACTAGTCAAACGAGCAAAACAAATAGGAGCACATGCAGTTGATATGTTTATAGGAACACAAGTTGTAGATATTGTTTCAGTAAATTCTACAATTGTTAGATTGGACCCTGTTTACCTAGGAAAAGGAGTGTCATTAAGTACCACTGACAATTTCGATCAAAACGCTAATAGATAAATAAAGTATCTAGAAGATTGTGTGGTGCCACCATGCAGACTTAGAACGTCACTCAAGGAGAAATCAAATGGCAAATAAATTAGAAAAAAGACTGTTTGGAACACTAGGTTCCGCAGCAACACCGCATATCCCAGTTAGAATTTACCCCACAGGCGGATCTGCCGTTGAGGGTTATATTGTTAAGCAAAAGGGCGCAAGAAAATTCAAATGCTTACAAAATACACCTACATCGCCGCCTTCTGCGGCAGAAGTATTTAAGATTGTTCAAGGAACCAACATGGATCCAACCGTAGCCGGAACAATGACCGTAATCGGAATGTTGAACGGTAGCCCAGTAGCTCTAAAAAAATTAAACGATAGAACAGCAGCTGACTTTAGCGGTGTTCGTTACAAGTGGTCACTAAGTGATGACTCTACTCAGACATTATTGATCCTAACAAGAATTTAATCTAGGAAGTACACATGGGACAGTTTATACAAGTAAGTGGTGATTACAACATCAAATCTGGTGAAGGGGCAACGATTACTCTTGACACCGGATCAGGGGTTGGAAATACCATTATTACTGGAAACTTAATAGTTGAAGGTGATACTGTAAATGTCTCTGTTGAACAACTTGAAGTTCAAGATAACATCATTACTGTAAACTACGGTGAAACAGGTAATGGTGTTACTCTTAGATATGCTGGTATTGAAGTTGATCGAGGATCTTTAGAAAATGTTTCCTTGTTGTGGGATGAAAATGATGCTACTTGGAATCTAAAAGAAGGCGCAGGATACAACACCAGTAAACTTAGATTAAAAGAAATTCTAACCAACGCAGGTACCGATAGTGGAGATTTGACTCTGATTGGTACAGGTACAGGAGTTGTTAAAGTAGCAGGAACTACAGCATATGAATTACAAGTCACTGATGATGACGATATTCCCAACAAAAAATATGTTGACGACGCAATTCAAACCAATCCAACATTTCAGATTTTAAGAAGTGACACTCGAGTTTCGGCTTTTGACACAAGCAGTCCAATCTCACCTGGACTATTTCCAATTGGCCCATATTTTGTACAACCAACAGAAAGTTTAATCGGTGTAGCAGTTGACAATAATATTGTTGCACAATTTTTTAGAAATAGAGTACAGTTTGCCGGATTGAATTTTTTCTTAGAAGATCCCACACCGGATGATCCGTTAATTCCAGATGCTTCGGTATTACAGACAGTTAATACCAACGGAAATATCAAATTAGAAACTAACGGCACAGGCAAAGTTGAAATTACCTATGCACTACAGTTAGACAATCCCGGAGCAACTCCAGCAGCAGTTTCAAATGCCAGCTTGGTCTACGGTGGAACAGTTGGTGCCGGCAGTACCGGTGTTTATTTTAGAAACACCGTTAAAAATGACGAATTAATCAGCAAGAGCAAGGCTCTTGTTTTTAGCATGATATTTTAAGAGATAATAAAATGATATACAGTACACGACTAACAACTTCAGGAGATACACTAGTATTCACGAGCACTAGTACAGGAGCCCCAGTTGGTGGATCCGTAGTTGCTCAAGATAATGCTATTACAAATATCATAGTTTGTAATACAGGTACTCCTACCCTAACAGATGAAACTGTTAACAGTTGCACACTAACGTTAAACTTAGTAGCAGCAGGATCGGTAAGTAATGACACTAATACTATTGTTAAAAATTTAATTGTACCTGCTGGAGAAACAGTATTCTTCAGCGATGAAAGAATTGTATTGAGAGGTGATAGTGGATACGGTAATGATCAAATACGTGCTACAGCCAGTGTTGGAAATTTATTAAGCATCACAGTGAGTGCATTACCAGTATGAGATTCCTAAAACAAAAAACTCTTAGCAAATATAGCCCCAGTGATCAATCACTGTTTACTAACCATTTTGGTCGTGCAGTCATGCAGCTCACCGGCGGGCTTAGATTGCCTAAAGGAACCACAGCACAACGTCCACAGCTCAGCGGTGTTAGAACCACAGGTGCTGCCAATGGATTTATGCGATATAATACCACTACTAATTCTATCGAGGCTTATATTGACGGAGTTTGGGAAGTAGTGCGAGCTCCGGGTGCAACAGCAATTACTAAGCAGACACTTGGGCCCGGAAACGAAATTCAAACAACATTTGGGCCTTTAGTTAAAATTCCAAATTCTGTAAACAACATTTTGGTATTTGTTGAAAACGTTTTTCAAATTTCAGATACCAACTATAGTCTAGTAAACAACTATCTAGGTTCTGGTAATACCTATATTGTGTTTACCAGTTCAGTTCCTTTAGACAAATATATCACAATATATTACGGCTACGCCGATTAATATTACTGGAGAGAGCGAATGTCAGAACCGTTTGTAGCAGCTCTTGGTAGGATTGGCGGAAAGCTACTCACCGCTAATCTTTTAAGAAATGGATCTGATTTAACCTTTAGAAACGGGCCAACTTCTCCCGATCTATTATATCTTGATGTTAACAACGGCCGAGTTGGTGTTAATTCTGCGCCGCCAACACAAGCATTTGATGTTATAGGCTCCTCAAGAGTTAGTCAAAACACCATAGTCACAGGTACAAAAGCAGATGTTGCCAATTTAATTTTTAATACAAACGGTTCAGTTAGTTCCTCTGTTGGCCCTATTATTATTAGACCAAATGGTGCAGACGCTTATGTAAGATACGGCAAAGTGCTAACTCCTGAGTTTGAGATCAAAGACAATTACATCAGAAGTATTCAAACAAATTCCGACATTTCACTAGATGCCGCTGGTACAGGAAAAGTTGATATTCTAGCTAGAACCGATATTGCCGGTAATCTAGCAGTAGTAGGTGATATTCGATCAACCGGTGATGTTAGACTAGATGGTCAATTTATTATAGGAGACAGCCCATTAGATACCGTTTCTATTGCTCCTGACTTTACACAAAGTATTTTGCCCGGACTTAACGGAACATATGATTTTGGTACAGCAGTTAAGAGATGGAGGAACCTCAGTCTCTATGATATGAATGGTGCCGATGCAGTTAGTACACAACGGTTATTCATTAGCGATCAAGTTCAGTTTAATAATACTAATACAATTTCAACACTACAAAGCAACGATAATTTAATTCTGGCTTCTTCTAGCAACGTTGTTAGAATAGATGATATTTCTATAGCAAAAACGTTAACACCATTTGCTTCCAGCCTTAGTTTTTCTAGTAGTAATTATCTTTCTCTAAGTGCTGCTCAAACAATAGGCACACAAGCATATACATTTGAATGTTTCTTTTACACAGCCAGTAATGGACTACAGACAATACTAGGAGCTTCAGCTACTGGTGGGATGTCGGTATGGTTGTTAGGTGATGGCATTAATCCAGTAACCATTATACAAATTGATAGATCAAACATTGATGCTGCACAATATACAGTTAGTCCTATAACCTTAAACACATGGCATCACCTTGCAGTAACGCGAGACAGTCTAAACAACGCATCGGTATTTTTAGACGGTGTTAAAGCCGCTGGCTCCACATCAAATACCGCAAACTATACTGCGTCTAGTGGACTCATTGGAGCAGTTGCAGGATCTTCTTATTTTTTTACAGGATATCTAACACAGATAAAATTAGCTGTAGGGTCAAACTACTACAATCCAACCGCAGCCAGCATTTCAGTTCCTACAGCAGTATTAACAACCAGCGCAAATACAAAGTTATTGTTAATTGTGGCCAACAGTGGTGCATACATTACAGATACCAGCGGAATACAAACCGTATCTAATATAGGCGGCGTGACTTATTCAGCTACTGGTCCATCAGCCGCAGGTGTCGAAGCCAACACAATTACCAACCTAACAAACAGTGCCCTTACTATAGGTCATACAGGTACTGGCTATCTAACCATTAATGACACTAATGCTTTTAGAATGCCATACGGAACTACAGCCGAACGTACCCCGGTTGAAGTTGGTGCAACTCGGTGGAACAGCGAAATAGGCTACATGGAATGTTTTGATGGCACTATATGGCAAGTGGCTGTAGGTGGTGGTATTGTTATTACCTCACCTATCATGGAAGAACTTGGTCACGTTTATACACTGATCTTCGGTTAAATTATCAATCTGGCTAAATACTAGTAATTGCAAAAATGACCAGTTTTTGCAGGATTCAACTGTGGTAAACCCGCAAAGAGCCTAAGTAAACCTTAGGATGCGAGCATATGCTCAAAGGTGGTTAACCGTGAAACACGGGGTATTCAGGAGAGCGCATGGCTATTGGTCGAATTTCCGGTCCGCTCTTAAAGTCAAACTTGATCCGCGACGGGGTCAATTTAGCCTTTGAGACGAATCTTTTATATCTTGATGTTGTTAACTCTCGCATCGGTATAAACACGGCTTCTCCTCAATACGCACTAGACGTTGTAGGTACTACACGTTCAACAAACCTAGCAGTAGGAAATCAATTAACAGTTGGAAATTTTACAATTTCTGGGAATACAGTTTCTAGCAACTTGCCAACGATTACATTTTCAGCCAGCGGCGGTGAAGCAACGGCCTACCACTCTAGATTGATAGTTAATGATATCGAATTAAGCGGCAACAAGATTTCAACAACCGTATCTAATGCAAACCTAGAGTTAGATCCTAACGGAACTGGTAAAGTTGACATTCAAAGCCCCACAGACATTACAGGTAATCTACTAGTAAACGGTAATATTACAGCAACTGGTAATATTACTATTGGTGGTAATCTTACCATTGGTGATGCACTAACTGACACTATCACAATTAATGCTAGTATCCGTAGCAGCCTGATTCCAGAAACAGATAATCTATACGACTTAGGGTCA